TACGACTGCACGCTTTACAGCTTCACATTAAGGTGACTTACGCACTTAATGCGGGGCTATGACAGCAATACAGGTCTCCGCAGACCTCCTACGGAGTGAGCATTTTCCAATACAGACAATACCGTCTATTTTACTCTTTTATTTCAGAGACTTACATTGCAGTGCAATATAGTCCTATTTTACCTTTTTGTATGCTAAGGCGCCTACAGCAACATTAACACAACACAGCCACCCCCTCCCCCTATGTCACTTTGTAGCGTTGTTTCTATACCACAGTGTTGTATCTACACAACAGTATCGATGTTAGTGAGTGCTTACCAACATAGGTCTATAAAGGGGACAGCATCGACGTAAGTGAGTACTTACATACATACAATATAGGGACAGAGTCAATTAAGTTAGTCTGCACTGACTTGTGTGTAGGGCGATGATGCACCTATACTGGCTATCTATACAGTACTGTGAATCTATACAGTCCCAATGTTAGTGACTACCAACCTAGACAATATATCAATTCATATAATGTAATTGTTAGTGTCCACTTACATAATCGACTACCTAGGGTTTACCCTTAGATACCTATAGGAAGCCAATACAGGGCTTTAGAGCCGTTTTTGTCTTAGATGATACTTAGCCCTTAACTGTTTGCGAACTCGATTTTCTATATAAACAAAGGGCTGGCGGGCGATTTTGAATGAATAGGTAAACACTATCAGCACAGAATAAGCGATTAAAAAATACAATTAGACTGATTGTCTAAAAAGGGTGATACTGTGCTTGTAGTTTCCATTAACAGTAGATAAGAAAGGCAACACCATGACACAGAATCAATTTACAGCACTATGCACAGAGAGAACAATAGAGCCATCTCTAGCCCTTGAAAACGATGATGTCATCAACGCTATCAAGTCAGGCGATATTGAATTACTTATAAGCGTTTTAGACAGTCAGTTTTAATTAAACAGTAGATAAGGGAATAAAAAGATGACATACAAATTAAATATTAAAAACGATGTAGATATTACACCGGCTTGGGATGGCGGCAATGAGTATTTCCTGTGGCTACCATTCGGCTATCGCTTTAGTGATGACCTAGTACATTGTCGAGGGTTCGACACGCTGGCAGAAGTTAAGCAATCAGCCAAAAACGATGTAATCGAATGTGACTGTGCAGAGTGCGCCAGCCACAAAAGAGGTACAAAAGTATAATTAGGGTTTATCCCTATTGCATAGCGTTACCAGTTGCACTAATGTATCACCTAGTAGTAAACTAAACCGCAATATCCTAACTTTGGAGAATTACAAATGAGAATCAAACCAATAGCGTCAAACATGACAGAATTAGTCTTAAACGATGGGTCACGCCTTTTGTTCAGTTACGAAACACCAGTGGCACACTATAAACCTAGTCAATTTTTGTATCGCACAAGTAGAAAATGGTCAGTAACCACATCAAAGCATATCGGGAAATGGGATATTGCTAAATGGTCAGATTTGCCATACTCTGAAATGCCACAAGAATATTTTGATAACTTAACTCAAGGGGCTTAATCATGCTTACAGGAATCAGTAACAGAGAAGAAGTATTGGGATTTTTTGCTAAATGGTTAGATAAGGAATACCCAATTATTGATGATGATGACCAATTATTCACTCGCTTAGTGTTAGCAAGTGCTGATGATTTAATTCAGGATGATGTTGACTATTGGGCTAATCAGTCAGTCAAAGTATTATTTGAACAATCGAAAAACAAATTATTAGGGGTTTAATTATGAAACAGACTATTGGTTTATCACAATTCACAGATGCGTTTATGGCTATTCGACCCAATAATTTTACTCATGAGGGCTTAGTAGCACTCTTTGATTGGATTGAACAACAGGAAAGCGAAACAGGGGAACAACAGGAACTTGATGTCATTGCGCTATGCTGTGATTTCACTGAATCAACTTATGATGAAGTAGTAAAAGATTACACTTTAGCAGATGGTGAGGATTTAAACCCTGAAGACATCCCGCAAGCAGTAATTGACTATCTTAATGATGAAACTGTAATTGTCGGCTATACCGATGAAACAGTTATATATTTAAACTTTTAAGGGCTAACCATGCTTAAATTACTTTGGATTGTCTTAAATATTGTCTTATTTGGTATTCTATCAATCGCAATGGGTTACTTTATCGCCGTTGCACTCACAGGGGCTTAAATTATGGTAATCAATGCAAAATACACAACATGGCACGCTGAGGACTTAGACAGTTTTTATGGTCACGATAACGGCGGCTTAATTTATGGGGTTTACATTTATGACGATGAGGAAAACTTACTCGAGTCGTTATGGTTTAAAACTGAAAAACAGGCGAGAGCCGCTTTGCTTACTGTATAGGGGGTTTACACAATGAAAACTAATGACTGGCTAGATTTAGCCTATACCGTTGACTTACTTAGTCGCATGACTGAATCAATAGAAACCTATTTGGATGATGATAGATGGGATGGTATAGCGGCTTTACACGCTGAAATTAAAGAATCAAATAAACTTATCAAAAAGTATTACAAACAAGTGAATAAAGGGATTACACAATGAACCAAAGCAGATTATTTATGATTCAAGACATAGTCGCAATGGGTTCATGGCATCCGGACAGGCTAGATGTCTTTGACACCATGACCGATGAAGGGCTTTATACGCTATGGCTTGACCTTATGAATTTAACTATGACGGAGCCAACACAATGAAAAAATATGACATTGTAATAAACAAACACAATTTAGAACTTATCATTGATAAGGATAAAAACCATTGGTATGTTTTGTTTCCTAAATACGGGCAATATGCAAGCGGTGAGATAAATAACAGTTTTGAACGCATCCATCACCGTATTCACATTGGAACAAGGGAATATTCTATTGTCTTTGATTGCAATGATGAAGGCACAGAATGGGACAGTTTTAGTTTCTTCGATGAAAAGAAACAAACTTACATTGATACAGCACAGGGAACAATTTAATGAAAAATCTAATAACCCTATTGTCTGTAATGGTATTTATGACTGGTCACGCTATGGCAGGATGTAAACCCATTACCATCATTGCGCCCGATGGCAATATGACAGTTTGCTCAGTTTGTAGCGATGGGAAAGTGATTATATGTCAATAAATACGGTTTTACTTGTATTGACTGGTTTCCTGATATATACTCAATCCTTGCTATGGTTATTTGACTATCTAGCAGGGCTTTAAAGGGCTGTTTTAGCCGAGTTTGATTGAAGTTAATACCTACCTATTACTTATGCCTTAAAACGGCTTAGAAAGGCTTTAAATGAGATGCACTTGTTGCAATACAGCATTAAATGATTTTGAATCAACTATGCGCCATGCTATCACTAAGCAATTTTTAGAGATGTGTAGCACCTGTATTCGTACTGTCGATGCCTATATACCAGTGCAGGTTAGGAATGACCTATTGAGTGATGCGGATACGGGTAATCTCGATGACTTGCTAGACAATATCGATGATTTTACCGGCGATGATTGCGACGAAGATATGGACGAATATTGGAATGAACGCTAATATAGACCTATATAGAATCAGGGCTGTAAGGTTTTAATAGTTTTTAATCACATCAAGAAACAATCAACGATAGTCTATGTTGTTAAAGCATTATACAGTTTTTAAAAATGTTGTCAAGTCTTTTATTTTTGTCTAAAACTATTGACTTTTTGATTGTCAATGGATACTGTAAGTTGTCTTTTATTGAAAGGGTTTTTATGAACAAACATGATGAAGCGCATTACCATTTTGTACTGTCGGACATGGCGGATTTGGTCGATGAATACGGTTATGCTAATGTAATCAACGACTTAGAAGATATGATTGCGGCTAAAGCCAATGCAATGCTATACGAGGTGACTAATGTCTAATCTTCGCTATGAAGTGAGAGATGAATGGGGCGGGTTAGTAAGGCGGTTTTATACCCGTGATGAGGCAGAAACATACATTGAAATGGATAAATCACTATGGATAAAAACATTACCGAAGCCAGCGAAGATAGATGCCTTCGCAAACGCTTTAAAACGCCTTGGGAACTGTTTATTTTAGTCGTGCTAGGGGTTGCCCTTATCTCGGCTTACGGTGGCTATAAAGCCGCTAAATGGGAACTAGAGCATACCGTATGCGGCAGTTATGAAAAGGGTAATGCTTATTGGCATGGCTGGTTAAGTGTAAAAGATGGTGTTTCTAGGTGTTTTTGGGTAGAATCAGCACATCCGTGGCGAGTAAGGCACGGGGTTATTTTAGTAGATGATAAATGAAAGGAACAAAATGAGAACAGCACCAAGAGGATTGATGGCGACATTCAAAGTCACCAAGACTTACTATGTAACCGTTGAGGGCGACACCGAAGAAGATTGCCATATCACGGCGGAGAACTTATCGCCTTCGGATATTAAAGAAGAAGATTTTGAGGATATGGAGATTGAACTGCATAGTGGATTTGAATATGCCAGTTTCTAAATTCGTAAAGCACTTACCGTGTGAGCATTGCGGCAGTTCAAATGCCAATGCGCTCTATGACGATGGTCATACCCATTGCTTTAAGTGTGAAACCTACACCGCAAGCAATGGCGAAACAACAACAATGAAGGCAGTTAAACCAATGAATAAGGACATACAATTTTATGACTCTGCTACTAATTCTAGTATCTCTGACCGTGGTATTACTTCGGCTACTTGCTTAACCTACGGTGTAAAACAATCCACGGGAAAACATTATTACCCATTCTATGATGCTGATGGCACACTAGCGGCGGTTAAAACCCGTGATGTAGCAAACAAGCAATTCAGTATCGCAGGTGAGTTCAATGGCGCTACGCTGTTTGGACAGCAACTGTTTGCTAAAGCAGGTCGCTACTTGACTATCTGCGAAGGCGAATTAGACGCTATGGCGGCTTATCAGATGCAAGGGTCTAAATATCCTTGCGTTAGCGTTAGAAACGGTGCTAGTGCCGCTTTAAAGGACTGTAAAGCACAGTATGAATGGATTGATTCGTTTGAGAACATCGTCATAGCGTTTGATGCCGATGAAGCAGGACAAAAGGCTTCACAGGCTGTCGCTGAACTCTTTGGCGGTAAAGTCAAGGTAATGAAACATAAAAAAGGATACAAAGATGCGTGTGATTATTTGGCGAATGGAAGTAGTAAGGAATTTATTGATTGTTGGTGGGGTGCTGAGGCTTATGTCCCTGATGGAATTATTCAAGGTAACACCCTCTGGGATATGGTCTCAGCTCCTATCGAGAAAGCTGATTGTGATTATCCATACGAACAACTCAATAAACTCACCTACGGAATCAGGAAAGGTGAGCTGGTCATGGTCACAGCCGGAAGCGGACTCGGTAAGTCTCAATTTCTTAGAGAGATTGTATGGCATATCCTGTGCAAAACCAATGACAACATTGGACTTATGTTTCTTGAGGAAGGTGTACGAAAAACAGCGAGGTCTTTGATGTCGCTTGCAGTAAACAAACCAATCCATTTACCTGATGTTGAAATCTCGCCGGAGGAACTGAAAGATGCTTTTGATAGAACTTTGGGAAGTGACCGTATTTATTTGTTTGACCATTTTGGTAGCACTTCTTTGGAGAATATTGTCAATCGAGTGCGCTACATGGCAAAAGGTCTTGGCTGTGGTTACGTGTTTCTTGACCACCTTAGCATTATCGTTAGCGGCGGTGATGTGGGTGATGAGCGCAAGGCTCTCGATTCCATAATGACTAAGTTGCGGATGCTGGTACAGGAAACAGGAATTAGTTTGATTTGTGTTAGTCACCTAAAGCGCCCGGAAAGCAAAGGACACGAAGAAGGGGCGGCAACATCGCTGGCGCAACTGCGTGGCTCTGGTGCGATTGCACAACTATCTGATATTGTTATTGGCTTAGAGCGCAACGGACA